GACTGGCGGTTGGTCTACGTTCTGTTGGTAAGACGAGCCAGAATTCAACCGTGGAAGAACGGTCAGGGTCATCTGCGGGTTTTGCGATGACGAGTTGACAAACGTCAAGTCAGGCACGATGCGCCATATGGATGAAAAGTGGTGTCCATCCCCGATCTCAATATCAGAAGACTGGATGTAGCTTACGACTGGCAGCGTCACGCCCGGAACGGTATGCACATCAACGCCGTATTCGTGGAACATGATCTGGTTTGGCACCACGTCCATGACCGGCGTATACGCTTGGATGGTTGAGTTTGGCGTAGAGCCGTAGGCACCGCGAGTGCATCCAGTAAACGACGTTCCGGTATTGCCTGTGTAAGCGATGATCTCACTACCAATCACAATCGCCCCCTGCTGCGGGAACGACGAAGAATCAGCAACTGGAATAGTCGTTATATATGAGTAGTTGACAAGTGCAGTCGTGTAAGTCGTCTGTGTGCTATAGGCACCCATGGGATACGCCTGTAGCGATGTACCCAGCCACGCCGAACGGTTTAGCGACCCGTAATCCCACACGTTATCAATGAAATTAAACTTGACGTAGCTGTCGTTCACCGTGCTGGTCAATGACGGGTAGAACCACCAGATCTCACTGAAGCCTTCGTTGTAGCCAGCAACAACCTGCCACTGCTCGGCTTTGTTGATATTGCTGAACACATAGCGACGCAACGAACAGGGCAGGGTTTGCACCGTGCCGTTGTACATGTAGAACTTGTCTATGCCCATCCACCACGTCACGTTGTTGGCTGTGAGAGCAGCGTTCTGTGAAATGATCGAGATGTTTTCTTGCAGAAGGGTAAAGCTAAATACGTAAGGCGCTCCTACGTACTGCATCTGGTACACAGCGGTATCGGTGTACACCAAAATGATTTGAAGGTTGTTGACTGCCGTTACAAGCGTCGAACCATTACCCAGCGACTGTTCCCCCGCCTGATTGGATACTTGAGGGATCCACTGTTCAGGTACAGTCTGATCCGACCAGCGAACCAGCAAGGGATCAAAGGTCGAATTGGCATTGGTGGGGTCGTAAGGATTGGCACCCAGTGCAATCACGAACTGATACACCGGAGATACGAAGATCTTGTTGGTTTGCGTAGGTACGTACAAACCCGAATAGCTGACGTTCAACGTCGAGTTGTATGGGATCGTTACCAGATTGCTGACCGTGACAACCAGCCCGGAAATAGACAATATTGTCGTACCCGCAGGGATCGACCCTGTGGATCCGGGGGCAAACGAGATAACCTCACCCGGATAAATATAGTCATTGAACGCTACGGTGAAAGTGTTTGAATTAAACACGCCACCTACGTCCGTGGTGGTGATCGTCTGATACTGCTGGGTCGTGGCGTATTCGGCAAGTGTGATTGCCGGTGTCCAGTTGACGGTACTCTTGACCCAGTAATAGATCGGCCCACCTTGGATCGACATGATGAGATCGTCGCCGAACGAGGCTTGCGACCACTGTCGATTATTGTACGTAATCGTTTGTGGCTGACCTAAACCCCAACGCCCCAGACCCCATGTACCAAGACCCCAAGCATAGATTGTTTCAACAGTCGTACTGCCCGAGTTGACCAAGTACGTAGCCGTAACTGCGATGCCGCCGGTTACACCACCAGCAAACGCACTACCAGAACCAATAATTTTGTACGAGTCTGTCGGGAACACGACAGTCCCGCCAGTAGCACTTCCAGTAGTCGGATTGTTGTAAGTGATCGTCGTACTGTTGGCTGTAATAACATTATAGATGCCATTGAAGCCATCTACCGTCAATCCATAAATAGTGATGGACGTACCGGCAGTTGGTACTACCGCAAACGTACCCGTCAGGGTAGCGACTGATCCGGTGCCGGTTGCAGTCACAGCAACTTGTGTGGTGTCCCTAGCTACACTAATAACAGTGTAGGACTGCGCACCTACCGTGGTCTGTGTACCAAACGTAACAGTCACGCCGTCAATCGTCATTGACGTGCTAGTACCCGACGTGGGGGCAAAATAAATTCTAGCCCCGACATCAAGACCGTTGCTGGGCGAGTTGACAACGAGTACTGGGCTACCGGGAATAGTGGTCGTAAACGAACCAGCGGGTAGATTAACTACTTGCGCCGTAGGCGTAATATCGTGATACGCAGTGCCGATACCATCCTGTACGTAGAACCCTTGGGTCGTACCAAAGCCAATCAAGTTCTCACCAGAATGGCTGATCCAGTTCGTCAATGAATGTGTCACGCCATTGAACGTGAACGACGATGGAGAATCAGGGTTAGCCGCGTAATTGGTGTTGGCCCAGCCGCCTATCTTTTCCGTATAGCCCATACGGAATCGAATAAGATTGCAGTCGTAGTAGCCGCCTTCATTGGCGTACTCCGTGACTTCCTTATTGATCCCCGGCTTGAATGGGATTTTGGTAAGCGGCATGGGCCTAGTCTTATTTGCTTACGTCGGACTTGACGGCATCAACCGCAGCGGTGGCGTCGGCTTTGACGGCAGTAACATCGGCCACGGCCACTTTGACAGCGGCATCAGCTTTTTGTTTGAAAGACTGGCAAGCCAGCCAGCCACCAATGGCACCAAGAACGAACGAAGCAGCGATATATCCAAGCATCATGATTACTCCTTATACAACCGTTTTACCGGCATTCAGGTCTGCGAGGGTCAAGCCCCCCGTGTACTGGAAATGAGCCAGCTCTTTAAAGCTCTTCCACTCGCCAGCCCAGTCGAGGCCAGCCGCCTTACCTAGTGATCCGATCTTTGCCCAAACAGGGTGAGAACCATCCCAATCAGGCTTACCATTGACAAGAGGAACGATGTCGATAGCACAACGAAAATTATGAAAAGACTGGCCTCCGCGAGCGTTGGTGACGATCTTTCCTTCCGTAGTACGTCCTTGATCATAAAGCGCTTCCTGCGATTCAATGTCGCGGTAGGTAGAGGTAACAAGGAGGTCAATCCCCTCGCTTTTGCACGATGCAATAAAGGCGTCTACCTTGGTGCGTACCGGCAAAAGAAGTTCATCAAGGCTACGAGAATTAATCATTGTCCCACCGGAGTTGATTGATGAATAAGTTCATCCTTCTTTTGGCTACTGGCAGATGAACCAAAATAGAAACCAATAATTCCTGTCCAAGCAGTGCCCAATGAACCCAGCATAATTTCAATCTCAGGCCCAGCAGTCACTTTGCCGCTCATCAACCCAATGAGAATTCCAAAAAACCCAATAGTCACCACCAAAGCCATAACGCCGGGTATCCATGAGCGAGTTTCGGATTGCATGGAACGGGCTGAAGCGCGGTCTTGGACTGCTAACTTTTCAAAGTTTAAACCCAGTTCTTGGGCTTGTGCCTGTAACGCGATCTCAGCTTGTTTGATAAGCGTGATTTGATCTGAAGTCATCTTGCCCGATTCAAGTAGCTTTTTGGCATCATCAGGTGGCACACCCAAAGCTTTACCTACGGCCTCAACAGCCATACCCGCCAAAGGGCCACCAAGCGCAGTAGCAACTGTAGGAGCTAATTGAGCAAGCCAAGAAAGATTCATTTTTTATCCTTGCTCCGTTCTTCAAGCAAAGTAATACGAACTGAAAGCGCGTTTAGCTTTTCGTTCAAATCTTCTTTCAATTTAGTTCTTGCTTCAGCAGAAATTGGACTATCCGTTGGTACACCTTGTGGTGTAATTAATGCTGGCATCTTTGAACGAATATCAACCAATTCATTTTGCATAGAAGTAACAGAGGTGATCATCCAGCCTACGGCAGCAACCATGACTGGGAATACCATCGGAACTATTTTGCTTGAATCGAACATTTAGCCCCCTATAAACTTCTTAAGTAGTTCAGCCGCAAAGCCGGGGCCAAGTAACACCATAACCGCTAGCAAGCCAATTAATAGCTGTAACCGGTTCATTACCTTCTCGCCTCTAACAAGGGAGTCGGCTATCGTGTGATAGCGCAATGCGCATTCAGCAAGATGCACGTCCAGCTTCTTTGATGTGTCGTCTACTTTTTCTTCATAGTCCATATTAACTTGGGCCAACAGCTATCCAGTAAAACCCAGTAGGATTGTTGCCGCCTCCTCCTTCGTAATTGCTGTAAATATAAAACTGACTTGCGGTAGTCGCATAAGTGCCAGACGTATCACTAAACGCAGCTACGTTGTAATTAACATTCAGAGCTGTAGATACCATCGTAATGGTAGTGGCAATCGACCATGGTTTGGCTGAGAACGCGGTAGGGAATGTAAACGGGCCGTAAATGTTTTCGCTACCAATAGTTTGAAATCCCCATTGAACTAACAACCCACCGGGGATTTTTTGAAACCCTCTACTAGCTAAAAGTTGATTGCTTGAACCAGTAAAAGAAGTGAGCGCGATAGCGCCTACTTGGGCAGCGGTATAGTCACCGGATTGTGGAGTTACAACGCCTG